GGGCGATGGAAAAGGAAGAACATCATAGATAAGCCCATGACCCAAGCAGTCTTTGAGCCGCGGACTGGTAAGCTTGATGTTACCAGGATGAAGAAGGTAAGCCTCCTATCTCAAAAAGAGGCTATTCTTCGTCGTGTTAAACCAGCTGATGCCGATATGCTATGGAAGTATATTGAGCATTTTTACCATCTTCATATGCCTCGGCAAGCAATCTGCAAAGGTCATGTATCACCCTTCTCTTTCATTACCGACTCTTTCTTTGAAATTCCCCCGTTTGACCGAGTGGTCTGGGCTAACCGTGGGGGTGGAAAAACCGAGATCGGTTCTGTTTGTACCCACCTGGATGCGGTTCACAAAGAAGCTCCTCTTAGTATCCGTATCATTGGTGGTTCATTCGACCAGTCCAGAAAAATGTATGTATATCTGGATAATAAATGGGGAATGGGTTTCCGGGAGATGTTAGCTCATGAACCCTCCCGACGTTCTACCGAGTTGATGAATGGTACCTCAATTGAATGTCTTACCCAGTCTACAAAGGCAGTCCGTGGACCTCGGGTTTCTATTCTCCGGGCTGATGAAGCTGATGAGTTCGAAAGTGATGTTTGGCGTGCGGTACAATTTGTTACCCAGTCAACAAAAGCCCACCGCTCTGTTTTTGAGTGCTTCTCTACTTATCACAGAGTTGGTGGTATCATGTCTGATCTCATCGAGAGGGCTCGAACTAATAAGGCGGCTATCAAACTTTACCAATGGTGTCTTTGGGAAGTTGTTGAGCCTTGTACTGGTGATCGATCATGTAGCCGGTGTCCCTTATCGGAAACTTGTCAGGGAATTGCAAAGGATCCTCGGATTGAGGGGTTCTTCTCAATCGATGATGCCATTAGTATCTACGGTCGAACAGCTATTGAGGACTGGGATGCTGAAATGCTTTGCAAACGACCTTCTGCCTCTGGGTTGGTTTACAAAGCGTTCATTGATAGACTGGAGCCAAAAGGTTTCATCTGCAAGAATTTCCAGCCTCCTTCAAATTGGGAAGTCTGGACTTCAATCGACTTCGGCGGTAATGCTCCTTTTTGTTGCCTCTTTATCACACAAGATCCCGACTCTCAGATCTTCTACATCTATGACGAAATCTATGATGAGCATGATGAGATAGCTTTTGTCAACAGTCAAGAACGAGGAAAAGAGATTCGGTCTCATGCCGGTTTTGAGCAGTCAAAATGCAACTACGCTGATCGAGCAGCTAAACAAGAACGAATTGACTTGGCCTCACTTGGCAAGGTAAAGACAATTCCAGCCAAGAATAGTATATCCGACGGGATTCGCGAAGTGCGCTCGATCCTACGCCAAGAGAAACTTCGGGTTTGCCAACGCTGTACTGGTACTCGAATGGAATTCGGTAAGTATCGTTTTCCCGAACCCAAATCAGATAAGCCTCCAGCTGAGAAGCCACTGGATGCTTTCAATCATGCAATGGATGCTCTAAAGAACTTCTTTCTAACCCGCAAACGAAAGACGGTAACAAGGTGGTAGTCTGCTATGGCTAAGCACACATACATTAGAAAAAGATACAAAGGCCAGACTGTTCTAGTGGAAAAACAGAAAGAGCAGCTGGCTTCCCGTCAAGTCAAAGCTTACATTATGGAGCATGAATCAGGTGCGCATAGTCTGGCTAAGGCTTCTCAAGCTATGGCTGCTGATTCTGAGTCTTGGGATACACATCTTAAGCTTGTGCCTACTCCCTATGACCCGGCTAAGCTAGTCAAACTCCTTGAGAAGAACACTTGGCATCAGCGTTGTTGTAAACAAATTGCTTCTGATGTTGCTGGTCTTGGTTTTGATATACCTTTCAAGCTTGATGCTTCTGATGAAGATCAAAATAACGAGAAGAACAAGAAAATACGGCAAGAGATCGTAGACTTCTTTAACAACCCAAACGAACGGGCTGAAACACTCCGCGAGATTCTTTGTGCTGCCCAAGAAGATTATGAATCCACAGGCTGGATGTGTATAGAAGTAGCCGTTGATATAAGTGGAAGACCGCAGGAGCTCTTTCATGTACCAGCCTACACGGTACGAGCTAAGCGTGGTAATAAAGCTTATTGCCAGATCGTGGGACAGAAAAAGGTTTGGTTCTCACGTTGGGGTTTGAAAAATGACGATGGTAAATCCCTCTATGTCAACAAGAAGGATGGAACTATCTCCAAGAAGGTACCCTTTGGTAAACGCGGAAACCCCATGGTTTTCATAAAAAATTACTCGGCTTCATCTGCTCATTACGGTGTTCCTACTATCATCAGCGCTCTTCGAGCTATCAACATTCTGCTGGGTATCGGAGATTTTAATCTTGACTTCTTTGATAACAATGCTATTCCAGCTTGGGCTATAATCATCGAGGGTGGTGAACTTGACAAGCCCACAAAAGAATACATCGACAAGTTCTTCAAAGAGGAGATCAAAGGAGCCGGTGGAGCTCATGCAACCCTTAACCTGGAAACACCGGAGGGGGTTAAGATTACATTCAAGCGGCTACAGACCGAGATTAAGGAGGGTTCATTCGAGAAGTTGCAAACTCAGTCCCGCGATGAGATTTTGGTTGCCCACTCGATGCCTCCCTATCGTATAGGTATTGCAGTAATGGGCAGTCTGGGTGGTAACATCGCTTCCGAAATGAGCCGTACTTACAAAGATGCCGTAGTTATTCCACGCCAGGAAACTCTTGAAAAGCGGCTTACCAACTTAATCAAGCTGGGCTGGAACACGGAGTTACTCCAGTTTCGTTTCAACGAGTTAGATATCACTGATGCAGAAAGTGAGGCTAAAATCGACGGTGAGAGGCTTGGCCAGGGTGTAGTTACTCCAAACATAATCCGTAAAAGAGAAGGGCTACCTCTTCTTACAAAAGAAGAAGGCGGTGATGTGGTCTTGGTCTCTCGTAAGTATGTTCCCATTCAGACTCTTGTTGGTATGAGTGAAAAAGATTTAGGCCTACCCAAGAGTGAAAGGGAAGAGACTCAGCCAGCAGAAACGGAAGTCAACAACCACGCGGAAGGAGATGAAAATGGCACGGACAGGAGCACAAGTACTACTTCTAGCCCTGAAGAAGGGGATTGACATCGAGGAGTTACCTCCCGAGGTACGTCTCGCGGCAAAGAAATTGGTCTCATCTCATGAAGACCATAAACATAATTTGGCCTTTTTCAATTCAGATAAGGCTTGGGAGCGTATGATGTTAAGACGCCAGGAGAGTGGAATAGATAAGGGTCCCGATTCTATGCGGCCCTCTAGTCATCTCCGTGTACATAAACGCAGAGGCCGTCCACGGAAAACACCTTTACCCGACACTGAGCAAGTATCAGAACCTGAGGTTGAACCAGTTGCTGTGGGTACAGCCTCACAATAAGGAGTATTGAACATGTTGGTAAAGAATACAATACCACAAGCGTCAAGTGCAAACAGGACAGGACTCTTTGTCGACATGACGTCTGTTGTTGGTGGAACAATCTACTTTAAGACCTCTAACGCTCCCGTAGACCTGCGTCTTCGCATCTATGGGTCACCTGAGAATATTGATGCTAATAAGGTCCAAATTGGCGAGGATATTATCCTCAATGCAGCCGAGGTGGCCAAAATCATCATTCCAGAGTTTACTCCGTGGATTCGAGTTGATATTGTCAATTACGTCTCAGGTACCGTTGATTGGGTCAAAATCACTGGTGGCTCATTTGTTACTTCCCTCTTTGCTGCTCTTACGGTAGGTAATCCTGCAGCCGAAGGGGTTGATGCCATAGGTGCGAATGCTTATACCACAATATATACCTGTCCAGCCCGCGTCTGCCGTCGTCTCAAGGTTTCTCTTGATCCAGGATATGATGCCATCCTCTCTATAGATGGTGGAACTACCGAGAGTTTTCATATCAAAGCGAATACCACACAGGTTCTAGATGGTCTTGCCATTGCATCAGGAGCATTAGTCCAGGGTAAGAATGCTGGAGCTGGTGAGAATTATACCAACCTTCGTGCAGTGGCTTGGTAAAGAGGAGTAAAATAAGATGCAGCATAAGATACTTATCCCTCATGAACTTCCCAAGACCGGGCAGGTGATCGTCTATCGAGCGGGGGATGACGGGACGTTTCAGGCTGGCTGGCCCGGTCCGAACCGCTTTCGCGACAACGGGGAC